TGCATCTGCCGCTGGCTTCATTGCGTACGCAGACGTGACAGAAGCCAACGCAATAGCATGGGCGCAAGGTGCGCTAGACAAAGATAGTATCGAAGCAAACATCAAAGTCGATGTGGACAATCAAAAAGCTCCAACCTCTGCCTCTGGTCAGCCGTGGGCAGCTTAACTTAGAAAGGAAATCAACATGGTTGAAGATAAAAAGACCATCACGATTAACGAAATAGAATACACTGAAGATCAATTAGATGATCGTCAAAAGACTGTGATTAATCATATTAATTCTTTGGAGCAAAAGATTAAATCAACACAGTTTAATTTAGATCAACTTCAAGTTGGTCGGCAAGCGTTCTTAAATATGTTAGGTGAATCTCTCAGCCTTTCAGAAGAAGTTGTAAATTAACGGACTATAACATGGATAAGAGAACAGTGAGCAATGCTCATGATCGGATTGATGGATTGGAAAAACAAATCATAGCTATACAAACTGAGATGGATATTCAGTTTCGTGATTTGTTTAATCGAGTTAAAAGATTGGAAGCAATATTAATTGGATGCAGTGCATTTATCATTGTTCTTTTATTGCGCTTGTTAACTATGGGGTAATTAATGATTGATCCTGTATCTACTATAGCTATAGCTACCTCTGCTTTTTCTGCGCTGAAGAAAGGTATGCAAGTAGGTAAAGATTTGCAAGACATGGGTAATCAGCTTTCTCAATGGGCTGGTGCTATGAGTGATTTGGATTACGCAGATAAGCAAACTCAGAAACCTAGTGTTTTTCAGATATTAGGTGGTGGTATAGAACAACAAGCAATGGAAGTGTTTAGTGCTAAAAAAAAAGAGATGCGATGCGCGCTGAATTAAAGGATTACATATCAGTTATGTATGGGCCTAGCCATTGGGAGGAGTTGCTATCTATAGAAGCTGATATGCGCCAGCAAAAAAGAGAGAATGAATACGCTAGGATTGAATTGAAACAAAAGATAACAGAGTGGACAGCTGGCATTGCGCTGTTTGTTATTCTTATTGGTGCTTTATTTGGTTTCATTTGGTTAGCAAGTATGGAGAATTAAATGGCAAGTACAATTATAGATGAATATAAAATATTTCCCAGAGTCATGATGTTTGTAGTTACAATACTTACTTATCAATCTGTTCATTGGTTTATGTCTATTGAAGCACCGACTCCTTCTCAAGCTGGTTTAGTATCTGTATGCATGGGGGCATTGACAGGTTGCTTCGGAATATGGATGAATAAAGAAGCTAAGACTGACAGGGGAAATGTTAAATGAAATGGTTCTCGCCTTTATTTTGGTGGTCTACATTGATGGGCTACCTCACGAAACAGGAGGAGTCCCAGCCTTCCGTTCCATCTTATCTTGTGGGGAATACGCCCGATGGATCGAAGAAACCGGCAACGAAACGTGGACGTCCAAAAGGGTCTACCACCAAAACAAAATCCAAGCGTGGTGCGTCCCGAAATTCGTCCCGAAAAAAACCCAGTTCTGGGATTAAAAAATGATTCAAGCATTGATAGGCCCGATAGCAGAGTTAGCAGGGGGTTGGCTAAAAGGTAAAGCTGCCAATCAAGCAGCGTCTGCAAACCTCAAGCTAGTCGAGGCAGAAGCTAAAGCTACTATTATGAAGTCAGCTGCAACATCTGAAGCTGAGTGGGAAAGGATCATGGCAACAGGTTCACAAAACTCTTTGAAAGATGAGTATCTAGTTGGCTTGTTTAGCATACCTTTAATACTGGCATTCCTTCCATTTGAGTGGGCAGAGCAAGCTGTAGAGAATGGGTTTGCTGCGTTAGAAACAATGCCTGAGTGGTATCAGTACACTCTTGGTGTAATTGTAGCGAGTAGCTTTGCAGTGAGGTCAGCAACTAAATTCTTTGGAGGTAAAAAATGAGCGACTCAATGCAAAATATTCAAGCTAAGATAGGTGTTGATGCTGATGGTAAGTTCGGCCCTAACACTGCTCGTGCAATAGCAACACACTATGGCTTGTCCCCCGAAAGAGGTGCTCACTTGCTAGGACAGGCTGCACATGAAAGCGGTGAGTTCAAACGCTCTAAGGAAAATCTAAACTACAGCTGGAAAGGGTTGATGGCTACATGGCCAAGTCGGTTTACGACTGAGGCAGAGGCCCGTGAGTATCACAGACAGCCAAGCAAAATAGCTAGAAAAGTCTATCTGCGCACGTCGCTCGGCAATGAGACTGAAAACGACGCAGAGCTTTTTATTGGCAGAGGCTGGTTACAGTTAACTGGCAAATCAAACTACCAATCTTTTGCGTCTGACATGGGTGTGCCCGAAGTAATGACTGATCCTAGCTTGGTTGAAAACGAGTATGCGTTTGAAACTGCGCAGTGGTTTTTCAGCAAGAACGGACTGTTTAAAATAGCAGATCAGGGTGTGAACGAGGATGTAATACAGAAGATTACAAAGCATGTAAACGGTGGATATCACGGACTTGATGATAGAATAAACAAGACCAAAAAAATACACAGATGGCTAATGGATTTATAACTAATAGTTCATTCATCTTTTGAAGCCGCGCTGTAAATCCAACCACCTAAGAAGGTTTCTTTTTGCGTATAGTGGCAGTAACCTCGCTTTTGTAATTCATCCTTGGTAACAAACTTTTTCATGCTAAGGCTATTGCAGCTTGCAGCAATTTGTCCCACGGTCATGTCGATGTGCTCAGCAAGTTCAGCAGCCGTACTAGGGCCAAGCTTGCGCAATAATCTTAAGACTTCAAACGCTCTCACTGGCAAATCTGAGTTATACACTTTTTCCAGATCAATCGGCAGAGGGCTCTTGCGCTCCCCGTTTTTATAATCTTCGCGTTCATACTCTATCATCGCTACGCCAAGCATTTGCTCCGAGTCGTAACCTTTCAGCATACTATTCATTGATCATCTCTTTGGTTTGCTCCTTGGCCTCATTGCTTTTGATATAGTGTTTGTTCTTTTACACTGCCCAATACTACTTTTATCAAACTTATAAATGGTAGGATAAACATGCTCCAATGCATCTCCACATTCTTTTGCGGAAGGATATAATATTTTTGACTGTAAGAGTTCGCCTTGGATTGTGTAGGTAAGGATCATTACTGTGTAGTAAGTAATCATTATTTTTTTCCTTGCCGTTTGACAGGCCAGTGTATTTGATTTCTGTGTATAAAATTATTTAAGCAATGAAGGCTAACATTTAATACCTTTGATGCTTGCGTCTGAGTGTAACGAGATTGAGCCAGTGATTTTACTAGCTCAATTCGCTCACGCTTGTGACGCTGGGTCATTTCGCGCCACTTTTCCATTAGAAAGGAATCTTATCATCTTTGATTGGTGATTCTTTAGATTGCCTTGCGCTGAGTGTCATTGACATATAGTTGCCACCATCTTTTTCACGTTTCCAAGCTGCAATCTGTTCAACTTGTCCCTTTGCATAGTCCTCAAGAGGGCCACTAAAGTGCGGTGCTTTTTCATTGTCACTTTGATTTTCAAACAAGACACCCATCTTTTGATAGACCTCAATGATCTTCATTCCATTCTTGGTTTCGTCTGCAACTAGAACAACCTTTCTATCATTGCCTTCCATGTTGACTTTGCCTTGCAGTATCATTCTCATTGTATCGAATGGTTTGAATGCTGCGCCTGTATTCGTGTTGTCATATTCTGCCATGCTTCTGGCTCCTTTTTATTACCAGCTACTCTTATTACCGCTATCTGCGGCATATTTATTGCCATCCATTTCCCCTAAGAAAACGTCAGCGTTACACCCTATGTGTGATAGGGCTTTCGTTAGGCCATCAGTGATAGCCATCTTTGGTGCATCCTCTGCCATTCTACCCTTTGCTGCGTCAAAGAACTTACGGCAGCCTGTGAATGGCCCAAAGGAATTAGAGTGGGATGTATGCCAAACAGTTACATTGGCCACTACAGCGCTGTCTCCGTTGCTCACAGGCACAAACTCTGTACTGTTGTGCCATCCCCAACCCTCACCTATTGCTCCAAACTGTTCAGTCATCATTCTAACTTGATACTGAGGGTCAATTGCTGTGAAGCTGCGCGATCCAAAGCTAACCTTCTTTAGATACTTGGGGTCTGACTTAGATAGATTATTCCATATGTCTAAGTTGCTCATTACTTTTCCTTCCTTGTGTTTATTCTAAGTGATCCACGTTTATCTCTGCGTATAGATATTTGATCGCAGTATACTTCACGCTCATTATCTGCGACCATTTCTTTGAGGCTTTTCTTAGCGTTTTCAAATACAACATTGTGCTGCTGGTATTGTGTGTAGGTAATGGCAGCATCCATAAACTCGTTGTCAAGGCTGGCATCACGGCGAACCATGTCATCAACAAGTATTTTATCTATGCTTACTTGCAAAGGAATGTCGTAGTTAACTGGCTCTTCATCACGCTTAACATATCCCCAAAATTCTTTAATAGAATCAAGCATTGTTGCTATGTAAGAGTCATTGTAGCTAATATAAGAACATTGCCATTTGTTATTACCAAACAAAACAGAAAGATAACAACCATCTGCTTGTGCTAGATAACAATAGAATTGTATTTGAGCCATGTAGTAATCAATAACTGACTCCATATTGTTGCCGCTATAAGTATGCTTGGCTTCAATAATTGCATTAGTACCTTTAACCATGCCATCTATTGTACCCTTGAGAAATGCTTTTCTTTTAATCTCAAGTTGATGATGGTGTACTAGCTTATCGTACTCATGCTCAAACCAAGCAAGATTAAAATCTTCAGTAAGCACACCCATTTGCACAGCTAGGTTGCGAGATAAATCATCTGACTCAACGCGACCTGTTTTTATTTTCCAAAGCTGATACCAATCACCAGCCATAATCTTAACGGCATCACTGCCACCTATGAATCCCTTACGGTTCATTGTTAACTCCTACTATAGTGTCCACGTTTTGTTTACTACACTCTGTGTTCCGGTGCAAGATATTTATTAAAGTCTTGTGGAGTTATTCCAGTTTCCTCCATGATTACAATACGATAGGGGGAATCTTCTACAAGAATATAATCAGGTATAGGATCACCATTACGAATCTTCTTGGCTATAATTTGTAAGTCTGTAGCTACATCATTAGTAGTCACACTAGGTATAGCAATGTGGCGCGAGTGAGTATCAACAGCTTTTTTAGTAGACTCAATAAACGTCTTGACAGAAGGCCACGTTCTTGGGCCATGGGTTGCCCGAACGTGTCCGTCAGTCTTGATAAGTACAGATGAAATATCTATAGCATCAAACTGTGTAGGTATATTTTTATTAACATCTTCTACAATGAAGTTCAGTTCTTCACGAAGGGTGTTATCATCCATGCCTGATGGTGGCGTATAGCGACGGAGGACGTTCGTAAGCCACGTTCCGATAACTCTGGTACGATCCTCATAGATTCCCATGTTAGCCTATCTCCTTCTTGATTACAGTAAGGTTGTTGAGTTGCTGCATTGGATTGAAATCCAAGATGTCATTGAGCCTGTCGGTATTAGATTGATTTGCTATGTCATCAACTTCATCATCCCATCTCTCAGCGTTAAGCCAAGTGGTTGGATGAGGTATGTACTTCTTCTCAGTACATTTAGATATACGAGCAAAGGTAGCTGCTGCTTCAATCAAGATGTCAGCATCTACTAACTTAAGAGATTTAACAAATGCAATACGAGCATGACCCTTGCTTACCTTGCGAGGATACACTTTCCAAAACTCATCGAATTTTGAAAGTGCCAATTTGTCACTCGAAGTTTTATTACCCATTACTAATCTAACTATATTACTCTTATCTTCGTGTGCCATTTTGTCACCTTCATCTATTAAGCATGTGAATTGATAGACATTTGAATGCCCTATGTTACCACGTTTCTTAGTTAAGAAACCTGTTTTGATGAGATAGTTTACTGCTCTAATCACTGAACGTTTAGAAAGCTCAGTGTCTAAGCTTAACCTATCAATGCTGGGGAAGCATACGCCTTCGGCGTCTGTGTATTTAGCAATACATATAAGAACATATTTAGCTGTATGATTTTTTACTTGCCAACTAATAACTTCTCTGATTAGTATGTCAGCATACATTGTATTCCTTCCCTAGCAATGTTTGGTTTAGAATAGTGTCCACTATTTGTCTCTCAACTGCCCCTGATAGTTAACTCCTGCTATCGGGGGCTTTTTTATATTGCGCGATTCTCTTTCCGTTATCAAGTAAAATCATTTCTTTTTCTATGGCAAAGCCAGATGATTTTAAGTCAAAAATCCTAGACGCTAATCGAAAGCATTTAAACCATTCTAATGCCTGATAAGCAGTAATAGTATTGCCTCTATCAAGCCACTTTCTAATTAATATTGTCTGTGCTTCCATTGTTTTTAACTCCTAATAAATCTGCAAACAATTCACCATCCATAATGACAAGTGTTTGCGGCTTGCCAGTACGTCTCTTGTAAAAAGCTATGTCCCGATTGTCTAACACCTTGAAAGGACTAGGAAAATTAGACTTGTCTCTGTACTTTACCTCACCTACCAAATGCCGTCCGTCCAGTGTGAGGTGAATATCTCCGCTCCATTCTCCTCCGAGTGATCCTGAGAGCGGTACTTTTTTTGCTTTGATTCCGATTTCGTTGAGCCATTTGACAAACCAGTTTTCGTGGTAAGTTCCTTTTGACTTATTCTTGTTTGCCATGTGTCATCCTCATAACAATTTATACATATCATGTGATACCTAGCTGGCTTGAAGCTGGCTAAGATTGCAACAAAATATCTTGTAATTGTATTGCAGCTATCACACTTCGCAGTGCCTTTTTTAATCTTTGTACCCGCAGACTTTGATCTTAACGCCAAGTGCATCCAGCCAGCACGTTAACATAAACCCAGAAGGCACACGTTTGTACTGTTCCCATTTGTGGATAAGTGAATTGGTACATCCTATCTCCGCAGCTAGTTCTTCTTGTGACCAGCCTTTATCATGTCGTCTAGCTACAAGCTGGTCAATAAGATCAACATAGGAATCAGTAGCGTCAGTAATCTTTTGATAGTTTTGTAGCTGTGGCATCGCAAAACAAATTGCATATATGCCACAAGCCTGTCAAGTTTACCAGTTTTTACCTAATACTTTAGCAAACACTTCGTTTAGCATTTGCTCTAACTCTATATCAACCGTGATCTTTGCGCCCTGTTTCATTGTTGTATGACTCCATGTATATATCTATTTGAGATTGAAGCATATCGCATTGCTCAACACGAATGCCTATGCCAGTACCTTCTGGCCACCAATGAGGATCAGACTCTCTCCAGTAAAAAGCATCAGCACTACCTCTATCTGCTGGTGAGCCGTGATTATTTTCTAATTCATCCATCATGTATGATTTAACTTTGCCCATTATCTTACAATACTCCCTGTTCTTTTGATTAATTCATCAACACCAATAGAAATCCAATCATTTATTATTTGACCAAGATGAAAGTAACTACGAATCTTTATGCTTTCCATACCTACTAACTGCTCACCTTGTTTCTTTGTAGTGTCTAAAATTCCTATTTCAGCATCTTCATCGTACCACTGAGAAATAGAAATAATATACTTCTCATCAAGTGGAATTGTAATTATGTTTGGTTCCATTCTTATCTCCTATAAAGAATATTGTGAATAAAAGCTGGTTTGCTTTTATCTAATTTAAAATCAGGAGTATAATATGCGTGTATTTTACGACCTTTTAAAACTACAATTTCAGATACATTCCTATCACCAAATATTTTGCGATGATTTAAATATCTAAATCGTAAATCATTAATAGTACGTGCAGAACTACCTAAGAGAGTTGTTCCGTCTGTAGTGTAAGCTTGATATGAATACATTTATTGCCCCTAGTATGGTATTTCATCATTGAAATCTATTTCTGGTTGAGCATCTTCCCATGCCTTGGTTGTTCTAGCTAGAAACTTATCTCTATTAAAGTTGGGGATATCTTTTTCTAACTCATCAGCTATTGCATTAAAGTGAGTAGGCCAAAGCATTGGCGCTACCTTCTTGATTAGAATCTCTTCTATCTTCATTGTATTTCTTCCCATTGGTTAGATTTAAGAGCCTTGATTAACTGACCCTCACGAATGCGACGAGTATTCTCTGGTGATACTGCGCCATCACAATGCGTAGACCAGTAAGTCATAGCGTTGTATAATGCCCATTGATTTCGACCAAGCTGTGCGCTTTCATTATCAAAGTTACCAAGCAATGCTTGCAACTGTCGATCATTAAACTTAAGTGCGCTACCTTTAGTCTGTGTCTTGCAAAGTGTAGACTTGAAGAAACTTTCTGCATCTTCTGTAGTTACAGGAGTAGAACGATAACCATCAAACAGTTGCTTGTTGTTTTTAAATATGTCCAAGCCATTAAGTATTTTTTGACCTGATCCTTCTACGTTTACCTTAGTGGTATGCTTTGCCCAAGTCTTAGCTATTGAATCGGGAGTAGTGCATCCATTCAAGCACCAAAGTCTAAGTGCATCAGTTGATTGTTGAAATGCCCATGAACCATCATATGAATTATAGAATTGAACTCTAAATTCTATGTGATCATTAACTTCTGGATCGACAATACGTTCATTGGGAAAGCGTATTTCACCTCTAAGTTTGCGACCATTTTCAATTACAAAAAACTTTGCATTGTAATCTGTACCAAGCTGATTGTGTTTTGATTTGATTGCATCCATCACGCTATTAACTACATCGTCATGCTTAATAATCTGGTACTTAGAACCATGAACACCAAGTGAATCGCCTGTGTCTGTGCGTATAACGTGCTGACTCCGAGGTATTTCATTACCTACAGAGTCAAACACTGGCTGCATTTCAACTGGAAAATCCCAGTCAGTATTACTGTAAGCTCCAAGAGAGCTATCGAATTGTGATAGTGTATCTAACATTTACATTCCTCCGAATGATAAGATTACGTAAGCTATTATAATCAACAATAATATTCCAAGCATATCGATTAAAAATAGAACTGGATTGTCTGCGTACTGCCTCAGTACTTTTGCTATTAATTGCATTTCAGATATTTCTTCTAATCGTTTCTTTTTGGTGAAGAATTTTATCAAGTGCAATATAAAGTTGGTCTCCTAAACCACCATCTTCATAGCTGAACCAGTCAGCACAGAATTTAATCGTAAACTTCTTTAATGCTTCATGCATGTGGTATCTCCTTTGTGTTAAATGTTAAGAGGCGACCGAAGCCGCCCCTTGGGCTGTGGGTTCCTACGCCACCTTTGCCTTGAGTGCTGCTAGGCGATCATTGGCAATACGCATTGGCGCGCGCTTCTTAGAAGCTGCTTCCCATTTTGTGCCATTGATCTGTTCGTAGACGCTAAGGTCTGCATCGTGACGCTCAATGAGGAGTGTAAGCTCGTACTCCATCTGGTCTATTACATTAATGATCGTGTCAGCCTTGGCATCTTGATTGCGTTCAACTGCTGCTTCATAGTCGCAAAGCTTGTCTGCAATCTGTTTCTTTTTGTAGCTGACTGAGTTGTTTGATACATAGCATTCGTCTCTAGCTATACCGATGATGAATCTTTCATTAGGCTCTACGTCCATTGTATTTTGGTAAAATGAAAGTACCGCCAATTTAAGTTCGATAAGTGTAGGTTGTTTAGTAGCTTTAGCCATCTCTAGTCTCCAAGTTGTAAGTCACGGAGACCATCTCCGCAACGACGACTTCATGCAGGGAGGCAAATCCGAGCGAACAGCGAGGCTTGCAGTACGCAAGTTGCTTCCCCACAAGGAGGACAGGGAGCCGCAAGACCACATCACCACATACACAGAGGTCAGAACCTTACAAGGAAGCTGCTTGCGAACTGATTTGACCCATGCAATGAACAAAGACGTGCGGATATGGACGTAGAGGCACAGCTTGGTGACGCCAGAGATGCTAAACTACAAACACCACCGAAGCGCAGAGAACTTAAATTGGGGGTACAACCCTTGTAGTATGTTTTGTGCGTTGACAGCCTGTTTATAGAAGGTTTAGCAATGGGGGGAGAGAGGGAGAGGGGGGCTACCATAGGAGAGTAGATGAGCAATATAGAACAAAGAAAGCTAACCCAAAGACAAACAGCATTAGTAGATACGCTCGTAGCAAATGGTTGTACGATAAAAGTAGCTGCCGCAGAAGCCGGATACTCAGCTGGTGAAGCTGGAAGAGTGAGTGCTTCCAAGGCCTTACGTCAACCACATGTACAGCAATACATGATGCAGAGAGTGAGTGAGCAGTTAGGATTGAACGCTACAACTGCTGCAGTGCGAGTAATGAACCTAGCAACAGGGGCTAGATCAGAGTATGTACAGCTAGAAGCAGCGAAGGATATTCTTGATAGGGCTGGCTACAAGCCTATAGATCGTAGTCAAGTGCAAGTAGCTGGGGATATTCGCGTTAGTATAGACTTAGGCTAGCGGTAGGGGCCTCCAAAACTTGGCCATAGTTACTAGCGAGTAGTCCCAAACAGACATTATTGTTAAAAAAGGTTCGCCTAAAAATATTTATCTGATATATGGTTTATTGAAGGAGATTTGAGATGAGCACGCCAGCTTGGACTAGGAAAGAGGGTAAGAACCCTAAAGGTGGTTTGAATGCCAAGGGTCGTGCTGGCACTGGTATGAAGGCTCCTGTTAAGAGTGGTGATAATCCTAGACGTGCTAGTTTTTTAGCGAGGATGGGTAACATGAGGGGGCCTGAGAGGGATTCTAAAGGCAAGCCTACTAGACTTCTTCTTAGTTTGAAGGTGTGGGGTGCGAGTTCAAAGGCTGATGCTAGAGCGAAAGCTAGGGCAATTAGCAAGCGCAACAAGGCGAAAGCATAATGGCTGTTAATGCATCTGGTAATTATACTAAACCTAAGATGAGAAAGAATTTATTTAACAGGATTAAGGCTTCTAGTGTTCAAGGTACTGCTGCTGGTCAGTGGTCGGCTAGAAAGGCACAGTTATTAGCAAAGCGGTATAAGGCTGCTGGTGGTGGGTATAAGTCATGAGTTTAACAAAGCGTCAACAAATGAAGAAACATTCAGAACATCATAGCAAGAGTCACATGGCAATGATGCGTAGGTTAATGAATAAGGGCGTTTCTTTTTCTTCTGCGCATAAGAAGGCTCAAAAAGAGGTAGGGAAATGAAAAAGCCCCAGAAGTCTTTATTAAATTGGGGAAAACAGAAGTGGCGAACTAAGAGTGGTAAACGTAGTTCTGACACTGGTGAGAGGTATTTACCTACTAAGGCTATTGCTGCTCTTAGCGATGCTGAATACCGATCTACCACTAGAGCAAAAAGAAAAGGCAAGGCGTCAGGCAAGCAGCATGTGGCTCAACCTAAGAAAATCGCAACCAAAGTAAGGAAGTATAGAAATGCCTAATGTTATGGGAAAGAAATATCCGTACACTGCCAAGGGAATAAAAGCTTCTAAGGCAGCTACTACTAAAGATATGCCCAAGAAAAAGAAGAAGGGTAAATCTCTTCTTGGGAGATACTAAGTATGGCTTGGTATTATCCTAGTGGTGAGTTGTATGTGGGTGATGTTCATAAAATTGCAAATATAACGTACTCAGGCACTAATCATATGTCTGATTCACGTAGATTAGTAGAGGGGCCAGAGCCAGAACGTGCCAGAAGCTCCACAGGTAGGTTAAAAGCAGATGATCCCTCTACACCTGAGATCAATGAAGCCTATCAAAAGCCGAAGCCTAGAAGAAAGGCTAAGAAGAAGTGAGTTTTATAGGTTCTATTCCCCAGCAAGACCTAGTGATGTTGCGAGGAATTGTAAGAAAAGTACATTTTGCTCACGTTGAAGCCAAGTATGGTAAGAATCTTATTACAGATCATGAGTGTGACAAGTTGATTGATAGTATTGCACCAGAGGTTGTGCAGAATATGATTAGATTTGGTGTGGATAAGGGACTTAGGTAGTGGTTGATTTTAAGTACAAGCCTGATGGTGATGTACTCAAGTCGTTTATGAAAGATAATACTTTCCTTCGCGCCATTCGTGGGCCTGTTGGCTCTGGTAAGTCTGTTGGCTGTTGCATTGAAGTGTTTCGTCGCTCTCTCGGTCAGGATAAAAACGCTGCTGGAATAAGAAGAAGTAGATGGGCCATCATTCGGAATACTAACCCACAGCTTAGAACGACTACTATTAAGACTTGGCTTGATTGGTTTCCAGAAAGTGATTGGGGTAAGTTTACTTGGTCTGTTCCGTATACTCATCACATTAAAAAGGGTGATATAGACCTAGAGGTCCTTTTCTTGGCACTTGATAGGCCCGAAGATGTTAAGAAACTTCTATCATTGGAACTTACTGGCATCTGGATTAATGAGGCAAGAGAGATTCCCAAGTCTATTATTGACGCTTGCACCATGCGTGTTGGTAGATTCCCCTCTATGCGAGAGGGAGGCCCGACTTGGACAGGAGTTATAGCTGATACAAATGCGCCAGAAGAAGATCACTGGTGGCCTATTATGTCTGGTGAGGTTCCTGTTCCAGATCATATACCAAGAGAGCAAGCGAAGATGCTTGTTAAGCCTGATAACTGGAAGTTCTTTACTCAACCCTCTGGGATGAAGGAAGTGCTGTCAGAAGAGGGCGAAATACTTAGTTACCAGCCTAATAAAGATGCTGAAAACTGCAAGAATATGATGAAAAGTTACTATCCAAATCTAATTCAAGGTAAAACAAAGAGTTGGATTGATGTCTATGTTATGAATAGACTTGGCATTATACAAGATGGAAAGCCTGTGTATCCGATGTTTGCATATGAAACGCATGTTGCTAAAGAAGAAATACCTGTTGGGGCTGGCTTACCTTTATACATTGGAATTGACTTTGGTCTTACCCCTGCTGCTGTAATTGGTCAGAAGATTAGAGGAAGATGGCTTATTCAGTCTGAAGTTGTGGCCTTTGACATGGGCATTGTTAGGTTTGCAGAGGTGTTAAGGAATGAGATTGCTACTAGATATTCTCAAGTTTCCGATGTCTATATTTATGGTGATCCAGCAGGGGATTTTAGGGCGCAAACGGACGAATCTACCCCTTTCCACATACTTAGAGGTGCTGGCCTACGCGCATTTCCCGCTCCGTCTAATTCCGTTGATCTCCGTTTGGAATCGGTTACGACTCAGCTTAATAAAATGGTGGAGGGGAAGCCAGCATTCCTAGTTGATCGACGCTGTTCTCAGCTTATTAAGGGATTTGATGGAGGATATGGCTATAAACGCATGGAAGTTAGTGGCGAAAGATACGCAGACAAGCCTGATAAGAATATGTTTTCCCACATTCATGATGCATTGCAGTATTTATTACTAGGTGCTGGTGAGGGTAGGGCATTAATGTCTAATCAAAAGCCTTCTCAAGTAATTAATGCAAGAAAAGACTTTGATGTATTTACCAGAAAACCAAAGGTTGGTGTAAAAAAACCTAGTGTGTGGTCACTTGTGCGTTGAGTTTTGTTAGGACTTGTGTTTAGCAGAGATAACTAGGAGATCATTATGTGTCTAACTGACAAAAAGCAAAGTAGCTCTAGGACAACTGCGGCTACTGATACAGATACAAGTAAGCCTTTGACTATAGTAGAAACTGTTCCTAGAACAACAGTAAGAGGCGCTTTTGGGACAAGAAAAGATAAAGCTTCTTATGTAGTTTTATCAGACGGTAGCAAAGTATATTCTGAAACTGGTTCTAAACTAAACACAAGTGAAGAAGTTGAACAGGCAACATCAAGAGCAAATGAAATTATAGCATCAAGAAATACTCTAATAGATGCAAAAAGTTCACTTGTTTCTAATACTTTTGTTGATACTTCTGCCGCTGATGCCGCCGCTGATGCCGCTGCTGCTACCGCTAAAGCAACTCAAGATGCAATAGATGCTGCCTCAAAAGCAAATGCAGATAAGATTAAAAAGCTTGAAGATGATTTAGCTGCTAGTATACTTTCTGGTGAAAAAAGCTCTGCCTTGGGTACTGAGAAAATACAGTCTCTTGAAACGCAAATAGTAGATTTAAAAAAAGCAACTGCTGAAACTGTAGGTCAATATACTGCTGCCGCTGCTGCTGGAATTGGTAATACTGGTGTAACTGTAGATCAAATTGTTGAAACTAAGCCTGACGCTGCAATGTTAGAGCAAGAGCGTCTTGCCGCTGCTGAATTGCGGAAGCAAAGAATAGAACGTGCTAGGTCTAAGCAGTCATTACTTAAAAGGCGCGAAGAAAGAATACAGGAAGTAGGTTCTGGTCGTAAAGTATTAAGTGGCGAAGAGATGGATTTAGGGCTTAAATATAGAGACTCACTTATTTCTGCCTCTACTGGCAAGCGAATGGGGTCTGGTCGTCGCTCTCTCCTTACTGGTTCTACTGGTGGAATCGGTTATTATAGTAGGTTCGTATAATGATGAATGATCCAAAAAAATACATGGAGCGATACGAAAAAGCAAAGGCCCATAGACAAAACTTTGTTGATTTGTTTGAGGAATGTTATGAGTACGCTCTCCCTCAACGCGAATCTTTTTTCTTTGAAAGTGCAGGGCAGCGCAGAGATGATAAGATCTTTGACGAAACTGCCGTTGTTGGTGTTCAAGAGTTTGCATCTCGCTTGCAGTCTGGGCTTGTTCCTAACTTTGCGCGATGGGCAGACCTTACTTCTGGTTCTGAAATACCGCCCGAAGATAAAGATGCAGTAGACAATGATCTTGATGAAGTAACTGAGTATGTCTTTGAAATATTACAGAACTCTAACTTTTCTCAAGAAGTACACGAATCCTTTATGGACTTAGCGGTAGGCACTGGCATTCTTTGCATTGAAGAAGGTGATGCTATTAACCCAATTACATTCTCAGCTGTTCCTTTGCCTCATGTGGTATTGGATACTGGTGCTGACGATAAGATTGACCATGTGTTTCGTGAGCGAAAGGGCATAAGAAACTCAGAGCTACCTATTATTTATCCAGAAAAAGGGTTTGATAAGAGGGTTTCTGATAGAATTATGCGTGATCCAGAGGGTAAGTGTACGGTACTAGAGGTGGTTTGTAAGGATTACTCTAAGAAAAACCAAGAAGCTTATATGCATTATGTAATTGATATGGCTACTAAGACTAATCTTACAGAGAATAACTTTAGCGGCGTAGGCTCTAACCCATATGTTTGCTTTCGTTGGACTAAATGTGCTGGTGAGGTCTATGGTAGAGGCCCACTGATTAATGCCTTGTCAGCAATTAAGACTACTAACCTTACTATTCAGCTAATACTTGAGAATGCACAAATGGCTATCTCTGGTATTTATCAAATGGATGATGATGGCATTATAAATCCAGATACAATTAACTTAGTCCCCGGCACAATCATTCCTAAATCCCCACAATCGGGTGGATTGCAAGCTATTCAATCGGCTGGACGCTTCGATGTTGCCGATCTTGTGCTAAGTGATATGCGCCAGAATATTAAACGTGCGCTTTACAGCGAAATGCTAGGAAACCCAGATAGAACCCCTGCATCTGCTACAGAAGTTGCCGAGCGTATGGCTGATTTATCTCGTAGAATAGGCTCTGCGTTTGGAAGATTGCAAGCTGAGTTAGTACAACCAGTATTGCAGCGTGTAGTACACATACTTCGTAAGCAAGGTCGCATTGATTTACCTACAGTTAATGGAAGAGAAGTTAAGATTCGCTCTGTTTCTCCGCTTGCACAGGCGCAATCAAATCAAGACATATCTTCTGTTGCGCGTTTTCTTGAAATGATTCAAGCATACTTTGGTGGTGATGTAATTAACATTTTAATTAACTCAGAAGAAACGGCTATTTATTTAGCAAAACAATTCGGTGTTCCTGACAGCTTGATTCGTGATGCAAATGAGCGTAAGGAATTAGTCGCAATGATGCAGCAAATGGCTCAAGCTCAACAGGCTGCGCCAGTAAGAACGGAACAACAGATTGCCGCAGAGTAACCACATTGGTTTAGATGGACTAGCAAGAACAACTGCAGAAGAAGATAAGTTAAGTTTGAATATTGGAACTGTCTTTGCAACCCCATCAGGTAGCGAGGTTCTTCGCTATCTACGCAGTATTACAATAGAAATGGTAAGTGGCCCAAACATAACTACTGACGAGTTGCGCCATTTAGAAGGCCAGCGTTACCTTGTTGGCCTTATTGAGCGTCACTCCCAACGAGCACATAAGGTAAAAAACAAATGAGTGAAGAAACAGTAGAAACAGCAACAGAAGAAAAAGACTTTGTTGTAGCAGAAGATTCTCAACCAGAGCGCCCTGAGTGGTTGCCAGAAAAATATAACACTGGTGAGGATTTGGCAAAAGCATACACTGAGTTATCAAGCAAGTTAGGTCAAAAGGAAGATGATTTTCGCAGCAAGTTTCATGAAGAACTACAAGCGGAAGCATTTAAAGACAGGCCCGAAACATCTGGCGGTTATGAAATACCGGAAGGCATAGACGAAGAATCAACACTTGATAGCGATTTATTAAAGTGGTGGTCTGAACATTCCTTTGAGAATGGGTTTAGTCAGGATGAGTTTAATAAAGGCTTGGAGATGTACACCAGCGCTATAAGTGCGAATGAGCCTGACTTAGATGCCGAAGCAAAAAAGCTTGGTGATAATTCTAATGCAAGAATAGAAGCGGCTGGCTTGTTTGCAAATCAATTCTTTGGTGAAGAGCATATGCCAGCCATAGAGCGCCTTGCTGAAACTGCTGATGGTATTGTTGCTTTAGAATTTATAATGGAAAAAATGAAAACGCCTTCTGTGAATAGTGATTCTGTTTCTGCAAGTAAAGTTACTGAAGAAAACCTTAGGGAAATGATGAAAGATGAGCGTTATTGGAATCCAACTAGGCGTAGCAATGACTTTGTAAAGGAAGTTGATAGTGGATTTAAAACCATTTACGGATGAACCTAAGATAATTTCTAGGGGTGGGTCTTATCTTACCCTTATGACTGAAGGTCATATTGATGAACTTGTAAATATTCTAGCAATTGAGAATGTTAAAGAGCTTGCTATGTCTGGAAGAACTGACATTAAAAAAGCTTTAGAAGAAATGCACTCTACTTGTGAAATGTATGTAGTGCGAGGCAAGAGAGGAGACCTTCTTTGCGTAGGTGGCTTGTCATATAGTGATGATTGGCCTCAATTATTTGCAATGTTTTCTACAACTATGAAAGATAACTTTCATCTAATGGCTAGAGGATCAAAGATGCTTGTTAATTTTTTAGATAAAACTCAAGAGGGTATGACTATGACAATACTTTCAGAGCACACTCCTATGATTAATTGGGCTACATGGTTGGGTTTTGAACCAATTGGTATCAGTGAGGATAAAAATAACAAGTATGTTGAATTTGTGCGTTGCAATCCAAATAAAAACAATGTTTACAATTCTGCATCGCGGCCCGTAACGCATTGATCGGCCCCTTTTGGGATACCTGAGTTGATATGAGAGTGCGGATACCCGTAGCACCGAAACTCAACTTAGGACTATTGAAATGGCTAATACAATTGATACAGCCTTTATCAAGCAGTTTGAGACAGAGGTTCACATGGCATATCAGCGTATGGGTTCCAAGCTACGGAACACAGTACGTTCAACCAATGTGACAGGCTCAACAGCTAGATTCCAAAAAATAGGCACTGGCACTGCCTCAACCAAATCACGCAATGGTAATGTTACTCCTATGGAGTTAGCGCATACCACTGTTGAAGTCACGATGGCTGATTTCTACGCAGCGGAATATATTGATAAACTTGACGAATTGAAAACAAACATCAATGAGCGTCAAGCTGTAACTCAATCTGCTGCTGCTGCATTAGGTCGTAAAACTGATGAACTAATTACAACGGCATTAGATGCTGGCGCAAATAGCACACAGATTCACGATGCTAGTTCTGCATTAGAAAAAGCTGATTTACTTTCATTGTTTCAAACATTTGGCAATGCAAGTATTCCAGAGGACGGACAGCGTTATCTTGCTATGTCTCCTTCTGGTTTTGCTGACTTGTTCTTGATTACTGAGTTTGCTTCTTCTGACTTTGTTGGCCCGCAAAACTTACCTTTTGCTGGTGGTATGACAATGAAAGAGTTCTTAGGATTTAAGATATTCTCAACGTCTGCTGTAGCTGGTGGTAAGAACTTTGCTTATCATACAACTGCTGTTGGCATGGGTGTAAACTCTGATGTTTCCACTGAAGTAAACTATGTAGCCGAGAAAGTTTCTCACCTTGCAACCTCAATGATGTCCATGGGCGCTGTCGTTATCGATGATAACGGTGTCTATGAAGTCCTTGACAATAACTAGGAGGCTTTAATATGGCTTATGCATCAAGTGGACTCTCCAGATTAAGCGGAGATTCTAACGGTAGTCTTTGGCAATACTCAACGGTTGATACTATTGCGACTGTAAATAGTGCAAACTATTTTAATTCAGCTGCAAATATGTTGAAAGTCCGTGACGTTATTATTGTTAAAGATACTAACGCTCCAACAACTAGCTTTGTTACTGTTCTTTCAAATAATGGTTCGGCTGTTGATGTATCTGATGGTACTGCAATAGTAGAAACAGATAGTGACTAAATACTTGGGGGCTTCGGCCCCCACTTTACTTAGGATAAATCATGGCACTTAGTTCACCAGCGAATAGCGCGATTGATATATGTAGCCGCGCTTTAATCTTGATCGGCGCAGAGCCAATTACGTCTTTTGACGATGATACAACTGAAGCTTTGATTTGTGGTAATATGTATGAAGATATTGCTAGAGCTAATTTAGTATCTACACGATGGCGTTTTGCAAGTAATCAAGCTGTACTTGCTAGGCTTAGTGATGCGCCTACTGGTAGGTTTGATGCTGCTTATCAACTGCCTTCTGATCTTCTTTTTACTCACGCAGTTACTCTTAATGGTCATTCAATTGAGTACACTATATACGGCAGTAAGATATTTTGTGATGCCTCTTCTCAAGATGAATTAATATTGGATTACACTTTTAGGGCCGAAGAAGTTAATTGGCCTTCTTATTTTTCTATTACTGTAGAGTATGCAATGGCTATTGTTTTATCTACAGCATTGGCTAGAGATCAAAGCTTGGCTCAGTTAATGCAATTTCAATACAATCAACTTACTGCAAAAGCTCGCTCTATTGATTCTCAGCAGCAAACTACACGTAAGCTAACAACATCTAGGTTTCTTACTCAAAGGCGCACTTAATGCAAAAAGCTAGAGTAGCACTTACAAACTTTCAATATGGTGAAATTAGTCCGTCTTTAATATCAAGAACGGATTCTGCTATATATCAATCTTCGGCTCAGAGTTTAAAAAATTTATTTATCAGGTCTGAGGGTGGTGCTATGAAGCGTGGTGGTTTTCAAGCTATCCATGACTTTACTGGTGTTACGGTAAACACAGATAAAAGGCAGCAAGTAAGAATTATTCCTTTTATCTTTTCTGATGACGAGCAGTATGTAATTGCCTTGTCTGAAGGTAAGATGGAGGTATTCTTTATTAACCCTACTACTGGTGTATTGGCATTAGCAACGACTGTAACTACTGATGTAAATAGCGCTACTGTTCCTTGGACTGCTGAGTATTTACATGAGATTACTTACGCTCAAGGTGGTGATATTGTATTTCTTGCTCATAATACATTCCCCACTCAACAGCTTGTTCGTACTGGACTTAGTAGCTTTCAAGTAGAGCCATTTACATTTAGTTTGCAAGCTGGTGGGGCAAGAACATATCAGCCTTACAATTCATTTCAAGGATCAGGAATTACTTTAAATCCTTCTGCAACAAGCGGTAGTGGAATAACTGTTGTTACAAGTGGTGCTTATTTTGATGTTACTGGTTCTCAGTCAGGTGGCAATTACGCAAACTCAAAACATGTAGGCCAGAGTTTACTTTACCATGATTCTGAGCTTTATATAACTTCTGTGCAATCTGCTACATCTGTGACTGCAAATGTTATTGATGAGCTATTTGTTTCTCTTGATGCTAATTCTTTAAGAACTGTAGATGGATCAACAACGGTAGAAGTTACTCATTTGCGTCATGGTATGGTTGCTAATGATGCGTTTACAATTAGAAATGCAACTGCTGTTGGTGGAATTGCAGCAAGTAATATTAATGGCAATGAAACAGTTGCAAAGGTTTTAGACGAAAATAGATATACTTTTGTAGCTGGTGGCTCTGCCAATGCTTCCGAAGATGGTGGAGGTATAGTTCAGATTGTAACTCATGCCCCTACTACAGATTGGTATGAGCAATCTTATTCTGCATTAAGAGGCTATCCTGCTGCTGTTGGATTTCACGAAAATCGTTTATGGTTTGGCGGTACTGTTGCAGAGCCAGATAGTATTTGGGCTAGTAAGAGTGGACTTTATTATAACTTTGATCTTGGCACTGCTGCTGATGATGATTCTATACAGCTTATTGCGAGTATTGGAGAGATAGCTAGTATACGGCATTTTGTATCTAATCGTGATATACATATCTTTACTGCTGGTTCTGAATTTTTTATTCCTACATTTCAGAATCAACCAATAACTCCAACTAATGCTAGAATTAAACGTCAGACTTCATTCGGTTCTTCTTTTATTAGACCTCAGCCTTTTTATGGCGCTACTATATTTGGTCAAGTTGGTGGTAAGATGGTTCGCCAGTTTATTTTTGACGACGGTGAGCAAGCTTATAAGGCTGATCCGATTTCATTGCTTTCTTCGCACTTGATTTCTGACCCTGTTCAAATGTGTGTAATCAGTGGCGCGGTAAATACTGCGGAATCTTTTGTCTTTGTTCAAAATTTTACTGGTGACATTGCTGTATATAATCTTAATAAAGTTGTGGGTGTAGCTGGCTGGACTAACTTTGAAACTGATGGCTCTTTTCACTCAATTACCTCCATTGAGAATAGGGTGTTTGCTGTAATCAAATACGATTTAGGTTCTGGTACTCCTAGTTTTGTTCTTTGTGAGTTAAATGCTAACATGAATATAGACTGTGCCAATAACTATACTGGTTCTGCTGGTGTATTTACTGTATCTAATTTCTTTGAAAACGGCGCTGTAGTTGATGTTATAAGTGCTACAGACTATTTAGGTCAGTTTACTGTTGCTGCTGGTAAAGTTGATGTATCGGCTGTAGATGGCGCTCTTACAGCCTGTCAGGTAGGATTTGGCTTTGATGTAGAGATTAAGACAAACCCTATAGACTTGTCACTGTCTGGTGGCCCTTTAACTGGTGAGCCTAGAACATTATCTAAAGTAATTCTAGATTTAAATTCTACGTTGTCTGTGTCTGTAAATGATAAGAAGTTAATTATGCGTAAGGTTAATAGTGATATGAGCCAAGCTAGGGCTGCTGTTACTGGTAAAAAAGAGTTTTACTTATTGGGTTATAGTCGTGATCCACAAGTAACAATAACACAAACTGCTCCCTTGTTTTTACAAGTTAATGGGATTGTTGCGGAGGTATCTTTCTAATGTGTGATCCATTTCAGGCAAGTGTTCAGGCTGCTCAACTAGCTCTTGCTAAAAAGCAATACGATGCTTCTGTGGCTGCGGCTAAAGCAGCTAAAGAAACTGGTGAGCTACAAGCTAGGCAGTATGCTTCTGATATGTTCCTTATGCAATCTCAGGCAATTTCCAAATCAAACGATCGTATAGAAGAAATGAACCGCGCTGAGTCACAAAACATAGCTTATTTTTATTCTAAGTTAGAAAGAGATGATAGATCTGTTGATGCTTTTCTTAAGAACAATAGAGAACTTGCTAGTAAAGATATTGCTAATATAGAAACAGCTAAGAATTTAGAAACAGCTAAATATAGAACGCAAGCAAGTATGTCCTATGTTTATGGGCAAAATGCTGCTGCTGGAATTAGAGCCAATGGAAGTATCAACTTGCTTTCTAATCTTACAGAGTTTGCTAAAGCTATTGTTCCCAGCACTTCTTCTACTTCTGGTCCAGTAATTACACAGCAAGTTACAAATAAAATGAACTCCGACAATAATATCTAAAAGGTTAAACTATGCCAGTTCTTCGTGAAAGACGACAATATCAAAGCGCTGGGCCTGTTGGGGTGCTTAGAGTAAACACTGGCGAACAGGAAAAGTATCAAACTATTTCCAATTCGGTTGATAAACTTAGTAAGATAGCACTTGGTGAAATGAGTCGTTCAGCTAAAAAAGCTGGTGCGGAAAGAGCGCAACAAGTCTCTGATGTAATGACCATTGACCCAAAGACAGGAAAACCACAGGCTTTAAACTTTTCAGAGCAGAGGCAATTCTTTGGTAGAGATGCAGCAGATGCTTATCAGCGTGTAATTACTGAAAGATTCCAACAAGAAATAGATGTTGAGATTAGAGAAAAAGCTACTCAGCTTGCCATTGAGCATGAGAATGATCCTTACTCTGTAGAAAAATACGAAGATAAAATGAATGCGTACTTAGCTGCTATGGCTGAGACTAATTCTGTTGATGGTAAAGAAACTGCATATACTAACTACATTATGTCTCAGGGTTCAGAGTATATCTCTAAGACTACTCTAGCTATGCAAGCAGAAAGAAAGCGTAGAGAGGATGCTAAGACTGCGGCTAGGCTTCAAGAAGTTATTAGAGATAGAGACAATGCATTATATGAAGCTGGTTTAATTGGAAACTTTGAAAGAGCTTCTGACATTATTGTTGCTAATGAATCAACATCTAATGATGCTGAAAGTTCAAATTTATTTAAAGCTGGATCAACTCCTTCTGTAGTTAGATCAAGTATGAGTGCTTTTGCAAAAGGCTCTATTGAAAAACTTTACAACCAAACGACATCTATAGATGAAAGAGATGCTATTAAATTTGCTATTAGAACTAATGGCAAAGAAATGTCTACTCTTAGCGATGATTTAATTAATCAAGTAAAACGAATTTTACCTTATATTACCAATGAAACTAGGCAGTCTATTCTTTCTAATTCACAAGCTTACTCTGCTAACATGAGCAAACTTGAAGCTGTTAAAACGGCTCAATTAACTGAGATGGTACAACGAGATTTAAGAGAAACACTGTTTGAATATGATTTTGATAACACAAGAGCATCTGCTGCCTTATTTAGTAAATTAAGCAATGCAAAAAATGATGATGATTTTTATGCATACATTACTGAGTATCATAAACAAAGTAATGTTGATCAGAGAAAAATTAAATCACAATATTTAGACGGACAAATTTCAGAAGAAAAATATAATTCCTTAATAAAAGATGAAAGGCGTTCTGTTTTAAATTCTGTAATAGCTGCTGCTGCATTAGATGGAAATATAGAAGCGTTTAAAGACGCTATTGGTAGCAATGATCCAAAAGTTATTCGTAATTTAACTAGAAAACAAAAAGTTATTGTAGCAACATTAAATCAAGAAATGCCTGTTTCATTTTTTAACAAAGAAGATGATTTGGCTCATGTTCAATCTATACTCTCAGGCTCTAAGAACGAACAAGCTGAAAGATTAGAGTTATTTGAATTAGACCAAGATTTTAAGACTCGTTCTAATGTTATTTTTAAGTCACTTAGAGAAGGTGACTTTAGTCCAGATGGATTAGATAAGTTTAAATCAGATGTTATTAACAGTAATATATCAAATCCGAAAAAAGATGAGTATTTAACAAAAATAAATACTAATCAGGTTATTGGTTTAATAAATAATATTTCTGATATTAACTCTATAGGTATGAATAGAGTTGGTGCTTATGTAAGAAGTAATGGTAAAACAGATTTAGGTTTAACCCCAGAACTTAAAGCAAACGCTGATGAAATACTTAGTTATATTACAGAAGAAAATAAAGAAAAAATTCAAAGAGCATTAACTGGTAGAGAGTCAGACCTTAAGCAAGAAGAAACTTCTACAAGAGAAAAATTGGAAAAAGAAACCTTAAAGATAGAGCTTAGAAAGGAAGCTGTAGGTCTTGGCAGTATAAGCGGTACTGAAAAGAATAAACTTATTAGAGAAGAGATGTCTAAGTTAATAATAGAAAATGGCATTGATATATTTAGTGTAGATTCTCAAGCAGAAGAATTTTATGCAGCAGCTAGAACAACTATGCCTCAACATTTGATTGAAGCTTTTAGACAAGTGGCTTCTGGAACGTCTGATATTGAAGGTAGTGATATTATTTTAAATCATTTTGTTAGACTTTCAAATGACCCAGATGGAAGAGGAGAATTTGTAAATAGGATTGGAAGCCTTTTAAGCAATGAAGATTCCGCAATATTAAAAGACGCTCATGAAATTAGAACTGCTCTTGGTAATCAGTTTAAAACTGGTAGTCAAATTATTCTTGATTTAAAAAATAAAACAAAAACTGACCTTGCACAAATAAACTATGAAGCTGTGTTTGGTGATAAAAGTCCTGCTCAATTTGTTGGTGAGCAATATGACAATGATCCTATGATTGTATCTGAGTTAGATGCAACAGCTGAATACTTAGCGAGAACAAATAGGAATAAAGAAGACATTATAAAGTTATTAGATGATATTGTTGATGGTCATTATGAAAAATCTGAATATGTTGTTGATCCTAATTTACCTTTAGGAACTCCTTTTAGATCAAGAATGTCTTTAAAGGCTGTTTTTCCTGATCCTGATGAAAGGCAAGAATTTATTAAAAGAGTAAATTTAAAACTTCCAAATGGATATTCCCTTGGACAATCAAGTGGCCCAGAATTAACTCCATTAGAAATGCAAAGAAAACAATTTGGCAGTCAGACAATTCCTAAATCTGATCAAGTTTTATCTATTGAAAGTGGAGTTTCTGAGGTTAAAGAAGAAACTCAAGTGTATTTAATGCCATATGGCAGTACTCAAGAATACCAATATTATGCTTACTATAAAGAAAAATCATCAGGAGAATTAAGGCATCTTGTTCTTATAGCTGATGAAGATATTAAAGATGATAAAGGGTCTCTTGTAGTAAGAGAAGGCCAACCTTATTGGCCTATGTTTGATAAAGACACTATGTATAATTATAGAGATATGATTAGACAAAAAGATATAGATGCTGAACTTAAGAAATTACAATCAAGAACAAGTACAGAAGACTTTTCAAAAGCATCTGCATTAGCAAGTCAATATCAGCTAAGGTTAAGATAATGAAGAATGGCCTTACTGCAGTACAAGACATTCAAAATAGATTAAGTCCTGAACTCTCAGCGGACTCTCCTACATTTGCCGAAACTGTTAGCGCAACACTTTCACATAGATATATGCCGTTAATAGATTATGCTAGAGAGGTAAATCAATTTGGTTACGACTATGAGCCAGAAGAAGGTTATGCTGCTGTAAATAATATCCCAAAAGATTTAGAGCAATACACTACTTCATTGCTTCGTGCTAATAATCAAAAACATATGGATTCTTTATCTACGTCTTTAAGAAAAAGGTTAGATGTAAGAGAAACATTAGACAACTCAGGTCTTGGTTCTTTGTTTCTTTCAGAAGTTTTTGATCCTATTAATTGGGTTGGGTTTCCTTTAGCGAGAGGTTTAAGTGCTGGTCGTGCTGCTTTGCGTGTTGGTACTGGCACTAGCGCTATAGTTGCTGCTCAAGAATCAATTAGGTATCCATTTGATCCCCTTGCAACAAAAGGAGAGGTAGCTGCTAATGTAGGTACTGCTTTTGCATTTGGTTCTATGCTCGGTGGTTTGTCTAGGATTGGTAATACTAGAAAAGTAGTAGCAATAAGAGATGCTGAAATAGAAATAGGAGAGTTGCAAAAGGCGATTGATCCTGATGATCTTTCTATAGCACCTAATTTATTTACTGATTCTTGGTTATACAAATCTGTAACAACTCCAATGAAAAGGATTTTACAAGATAAAGACCTTCCTGATAGTGTTAAATTAACTACATTAGAAATAGCTAATGACGCTGGTATTTTATTAGCTGCTAACAAAGCTGGTAGGGCCTTAAAGCCATCTGTATTTCAAAATGCAAAATTATTAGAAGGTGAGTGGGTACAATCTTATGATGAGCTAGTAAAAATATGGGGAAATTCCACTAAGCAAGGCGTTACTAATCCTATGGATTATCTTTATAAACGCTCTGATTTTGAAGATTGGGTAGAGTCTGTAGATCAAAAAGCAATACAAGGTATAAAGCCAGCCGATGATTTTGAATCTAATGCTATGTCAATTATTAATAACTATTACGATAAATGGGAAACAAGATTAACTAAGCAAGGTATGATTGGCAACGATACTTTCTACGCAAAAAACATATTAAAAAGACAGGAAGAAATAACTCTTCTTAAACAAAAGTTAGATAAAGCTAAGAGCGCAGATTACATTGATACATTAAAGACTTCTATTGCTAGACATGAGGTAGAAATCAAACATCATGAAGCTATGCTTGGTAAAACCATGCCTAAAGGAGAGAATCTTTTTCGTCCTAGATATTGGGACAGGGATGTAATTAGAGCAAATAGAGAAGAATTTGAAGAAGTTTTATTTAATTGGTTTAGGGACAACCCTGCAACTATAGCTAAGACTAAAAATGGTTCTATAGAAGAAATACAGCTATCAAGAGACCCTGTTGATATTCAGTCAAGAGTTATAAGGATGACTGATGATCTTCTTGGTGATGGTGATCCTATTGACTTTGACGCTGGCTATTTTGGCATGGGCAAGTCAAAGCACATGAAGCATAGAGTTGTTGATATACCCAATGATCGTGTTCTTAAGTTTATAAATACAAATCCAATTCAAGTAATGAAGGCTTATGCAACTCGCGTAGGTTCTCGTTATGAATTTTCTAGGCAGTTTGATGGCAAAACTATTGATGAATTAATGGATGCTAAAAAAATAGAAATGCTTGAATCTGGTATATCTGTAGATAAAGCTCACGCTCACATGAAAGATATGCGTCATTTATACGAGCGTGTAGCTGGAAGCGTTATTAGAAATACTAATACAATTGACTTTAAAACTGCTCAAATTCTGCGCGATCTTGCTCAGTTAAATTATCTTGGTTCGGCTGGTATATCTACAATTACAGAGCCAGCTAAAATTCTTATGGAGCATGGGCTTGGCCCTACGTTTCGTGGGTTGTTTAATGTTTTGTCTGACAGCCAATTAAAAATGGGAGCCAAGGAACTTCGCATTGCTGGTGAGGCATTAGAGATATTGCAAGGTAGCTCTCATATGCGCCTTGTTGATGATGTTAATAATAATCCTCTTAAATCTACAGTATTTGATAGAGCTAAGAATTACTTTTATTTAGCTAACGGACTTGCCCCAATAACTAGAATATTTAAAGACTTTGACGGAATGATGCGAAGTCATACGCTTATTGATTATTCTGTAAGATTAACTGATGGCAAGGCAACTCGTATGGAAATGGAGTATCTAGCTCGTTATGGTATAGATGCTGAAGTTGCAAAGAAGATTGCTGGTGCGCCTTGGCAGCGTGGTAAATCTGGTTTGTATCTTGCTAACACTGAAGCTTGGTCTGATACTATAGAGTTTCCTTCTACAAAGGCTGAGATTGTAAGTGGTCCAACAAATACTTACGCGCCTGATGGCAGATATAAACCAGCATTTTATACTCATAAACAAAAGAAAATATCTATAGATGAAGAATATATTCATGATGTTATGTGGGATGCTGAAGGATGGAAGAATCCCAGAATGGAAGGCGTTAAGCCTATAGAAGATGGAATTATAAACTCTCCAAATGATTTAGTTTCTTTTGTTAAGATGCACGAAATCATGCATTCACTTAATAGACCAGAGGATTTAGATTTATTTGTCGATGGTGTTAAGATAAAAAAATATGATGGCAGAAAAAAATCTCATGTTGCTGCATACGAAAATGCAATTAATGATTTAGCTGTAATTGAGATTAAAAAACAGCCTAGAGTAGAGGAAGATACTGTTAGAAGGTTTCGCACTGCTTTATCTTCTGGTGTTGCAAATACAATTTTAATGGGAACTCCTGCTGATAAACCTATAATTACAGATGGAATTGCTTACATTCCTATGCGAGTTGCCAAACAATTTGGAATGAAAGAAGATTCTAAATATCAAGGTTATGCTAGAGTAGAGAATGGATTACTTGGATTACCATTTCAGTTCTACAGCTATAGTTTAGCGGCAGTAAATAAAATTACGGCTGCTCATGCTCATGGTCAATTAAAGAATCAGTTTGTTGGAATCGCATTATCAATGGGCTTGGGTTACATGGTGCTTGATTATAAAACACCAGACTTTGTTGATCTTAGTTTTCAAGACAAGTTTGCTAGATCATTTGATTACTCAGGAACAGCGGCGTTATATACTGATTTAATGTATACTGGCATGACTACTTCTTTAGCTCTTGGTGGCCCTAATATTACAAACGGATTTTTACAACCTAGATACCCACAACAAAAAGATAACATAGATGCTGCTACTGGTATTCTTGGTGCTGGCCCTTCTATAGCTGATGATTACATTAGAGGTATGCACGATTTAGTTACTGGCAATGTTGGAGAGGGTACTAAAGAAATAGCTAGAAGTTTGCCTTTTGCTAGAATGTGGTTTTGGAAAGGTAAGATGAATGAGCTTACTAGAATGTTAGAAACTGAAATAGATGAACCTTCAGGATTTGGACGTTACTAAGTACGTTTTGTGCGTTGATGCATTTTAGTTCTGTTTGTAGGTTGCGTTTAAAGGAGTGACCTATGACAATTAACATTGCTGACAATTCGCCTCGCATATCTTATTCAGTATCCCAAGGTGCTACGACAACTAGCTTTGCTGTACCCTTTGAGTTTTTTAATGACGCAGACCTTAATGTGTACATTGATGGTACTAAGAAAACTATTACTACGCATTACTCTGTATCAGGTGGAGATGGCTCTACTGGTACTGTTGCTATGTCGGTTACTGGTGCAAGTGGTGGTAGCACTGTAGTTATAACTAGGGACATTGCTCTTGAAAGAACAACTGACTTTCCTACATCTGGCGCATTTAACATTGTATCGCTTAACACTGAGTTAGATCGTTTTGTTGCTATTGCTGCTGACCTTGAGGATCAGGTTAGTAGAGCGCTTCAGCTTACAGATTTTGATGTAGCTGCTTCTTTAGTTCTTCCTACAGTTGATAACCGTAAGGGTAAAACTCTTGCTTTCAATGCATCTTCTGGCGCTGTTGAAGCTGGCCCTACTATTAGCGATGTACAAGCTGTATCTACTGCATCTGCTGACATTCAAACGCTTGCTCATATTCAAGATGGAACAACAGCAACAAATGCAATTACAATTGTAGCTGCAAATAATTCAAACGTATCAACTGTTGCTGGTGTAAGCTCAAGTGTTTCAACAGTGGCTGGGATAGCATCTAATGTGACTGCTGTTGCTGGTGATGCGACTGACATTGGAGCGGTTGCTGGTAAGGCTACTGAAATTGGTAGGCTTGGTACTTCTGCTGCTGTTGCTGATTTAGCTATATTGGGAACAAGTGACGCTGTATCTGATATGAATACTCTTGCAGCTATTTCTTCTAATATTACTAGCGTTGCAGGGGTAGCTAGTTTAATAACCTCTGATTTTGTAACTGATATAAATTTGTTAGCTACAAGTGATGTTGTTAGTGATTTAAATACATTAGCAACAAGCGATATTGTTTCAGATATAAATACTTTAGCTACAAGCGATATTGTATCTGATCTTAATACACTAGCTACGAGTGATATTGTATCCGACTTAAACAAGCTTGCTACTGATGACATTGTTTCGGATTTAAATACATTAGCTACTACAGACATTGTATCTGACCTCAATACATTAGCCACTACAGACATTGTTACAGATTTAAATCTACTCGCAACGAGCGCAATTGTTACAGACCTTAATCTACTGGCAACATCCTCTGTTATTGCTGATATGGCAGCACTTGCTGGATCAGGTGCAAACCCTAACATTACTACCCTGACTGCCAGTGGCGAGATTGCGGCTGCTTCTTTGGATATTTCTGGCAACATTGATGTAGACGGTACAACAAACCTAGACGTTGTGGACATTGATGGTGCTGTGAACATGGCAACGACTGCGCTAGTAACAGGCGT